ATTCCGTCATCTCCATTACATTCAATATCTAAAGGTAATCCTGTACTAATTCCAATGTCATACTGTACTTTGGAACCAACATCATTGGTGAACATAGAACCAGAAGCTAGACCGTGATAACCAGTTGTGTATTTATTTCCTGGTACCGCTATTCCAATACCCGACATAGTATCGGCGATCAAGTCGAGATCACTAGAAATGTTCTTATTGTTCTGATAGTTAGGTTTGTAATATTTATCAAACACACACTGCACCATTTGTTTCGTTATTGACATGTCGTATCTTTCAAAATCAATACTCAGTATGAAAAGATTTTGGTCTCTAGCCTTTAAAAGGAAGTCGGTCATACGTACGTTAACCTCATCAGGTCCAAGTAGTGACGTTCTGTACTTATCAAGTTTACTAAGCTCAAACAGAGGTAGATAATACTTAGTTTCTAATACTATGTTAGAAATTGGTACACCCCAAACTATTCTAGTTTTACCACCCTCTTGTGTCCGAATAAACGGCATGGCAGGATATTTCGCTTTTAATTCCTGTAACCAAATAACTTCATTATATTTCTCTTTTACGACACCTTTCTTCTCCAAGTAAGGTAAGCCAGCACTAGTAGAATTCTTTAAGTTACGTAAGGCCGTAGTAAACGAGGCAGGTCTTAAATTTCTTCTAAATTTAAGATCAGATGTAGTACAAGAAAATTTCTCATCACTAGTCGCTGAGAACGAACTAGTTAGATTCTCTTTGATATCAGACCACGGTTTAGCGATTGAACGAGGTCCAAACTTATCACGTTGAGCTAATTCAATAGAGTGCAGCATATTATCTAATTTAAGACTGTTTTTGTTGAATATCTCATCCCAACCCTTAAGTATTTCATCAGTAGTCATCGATAATCCGATTGGAGTACGATAAATGATGTCACTACCTTTAGACAATCTTGTCATGTAAGAGGAGAGCTTTGATTGAACTAGAGGACTCAATTTTAGGTCTGCTGTTTCACGATAAATAATAGACATATTTATTCTACATAAAATAAATGTTATTTCACAGATGCAGGTTTGAATCTCTTCGCCTCGTTTAGAGCTGCGCGAGCAGATAAAGTACCTAGGTCCATAATCCATTCGATCAAATACTTTGCTGAGTATCTAGATCTTTGGACAGAAAAGGATTCAACCTTATTATATCCAGGTGGAGTGATACAGAAATCATTCCAGTTAGGAAGTTGACCTATAGAAGTCCAAACCTCACATCTATTAAATACTAAGTTACTTAGAGGATTACTAGTAACTTCTAATTGCGGAGGAGTACCTACGTATTGAGGTGTACCAGATGTTTCATCGAAGTAGAAACTAATTCTATTAAACTTTTGAGTTTCTAATTTACTCTTAATAGGCATTAGAAGACCAGGATAAAACCAGTTTGATGGTGCCGGCTCCGATATATTATAAGCTCCGAATAGAGCGTAGCTTAAATTGTCTACTTTATCAGAATTAGTAAAATAACTAATGTCATCTTTCTGATCATCAAATTTAGGCAATAATTTTTGTGCGCCATTAAAATTATTGGCGTACGGCGAGTTAGACCAAATAGTACTAAATGTACCATCATAAATGCAAGATGGAGAAGGAACTAATAATTCATCATTAATCCATATTCCACCTATAACACTAGCTAACTTAACTGCAACTTTTCTGTTAGTTGTAGTCATTAACGCATCAATAGCATTTTGAATAATGATTCCACCATTACCAAAGTTCCCAACATAAAAAGTTGATGAAGGGTCAAATTCGAAAGGCATGAACTTACAAACTGCACTGATTGATGAATCAGGTGTTAACTTAAAGTTTTGCATTAAATAAAAGCAAATCTCGTTTAGTCTTGGCGGCACTGAGATACCTCTGATTAATCTACCTAATGTATCAAGTCGAGATAATTCTTCAACTGTCATTCGGTTTCTAAACCAGGCTATACCACCGTTCTTATTATGAGGAATGTTATTTTCGTAAGCGATGATAGATGTATAGAAGTAGTAGATTTGTAAAGCATCGGAAACTGCATTAAAGTAACCAATTAACTTATCAGCTGCAAATACATCAGATGCATCAATAGAATAATTCACTGAACGATCAGCTAAACCCTGAAAATTAACGGCAATAACTTCTTTAAATCTTTTGTAAAGTTCACCATCTTGCATAGATGCTTGAAAGTTAAACTTACAGTTTGATATATGAAGTACTGGGTTATATTGAGTATCATCTAAATTATCACCAAAATTAATATCACTAGGGATAGGAGTTTTGACATAAAGAGATGTTGTTTTCTGATTCGAATACGAATACATTCTAGTTATAGATGCACCGTCGTAGTCTCCTCCATCTGAAGAAGATGATGGAACACTAGTATCACCACCGGATTTAGTGCTTCCGGGTGTTTTCATTTTTGGAATACTTGACTTTGGTGAAGTTGACTTTCTATTAATAGTAGTCCTTTTACCACCTAAAATATCTTTAACAAATATTTTGGCACGACCAGCTGTTGCATCAACGATAGCTTCAGCGTTATTCATGGCAATTTTACCAAGTTGGTTAGTCAGAAACGGGAAAGCTCCAACTGGTCCAACGACAAAATTACTCGTGAATTGAATTTCTTCCGGTTT